GGAAGATTAACCATACAATCCAAAGCAACAGTTGCAGACCCGACGAAAGGTATCAGTAAAGGAGATTTTATTCCTTCAGGATTAATTATCAGCGGTGGTCATGACGAAAGCTTTCTTCAGATTGGCGACATCAGACTGATATACGACAAGGAGAACAACGCTATCAAAGCTGAAAAGTACAACGGCCAGTCTGCGAACTTTTACGCCACGGGCGGTGTGTCGGCTCTCGGCGTGCCTACGAGCGGAAGCGGAACGGTGGACACTTTGAACGTGAATACACTGAAGGCGGTCGATAATCTGTATATCGGAGACAACACGAATCGGATATACTTCGACAGCGATGCCGGAAAGTTGGTCATCAAGTCAGGCTCTGATTATATCTCCATGAACGGAGTCATTAATATGGTCGGATCGACGGCGACCACCAGGGCCATTTACACCAACGGCGGCAATCTGTCACTCGACGGCGGTAGATTGTATCTGGCTGGAGGTGTCTATCTCTTCACCGACGGCAGCAACGTCAAGGTGTCTATCAACGACACAACATATACATTAAATAAAAGTTAAACTAATCCCAGAGAATTATGAAGAAGATTGATTTTTCAAAAGTTGAGTGCGAGACCATCGAGCGTCAGAAGGTGACGGTTGATATGACAAAGAGCATCGCCAATCAAATCTATATGACCACGCAGGATATCAGCGTGATGGATTGGGCTCGCGAACTTTACTACAGCGAAGGCGAGTTTGAATTTGAAGACGACAAGATCGCTTTGGTCAAAGGTGCCGTCGCAGGTATGCCAGCATTCTATAAGGTGCCAGTCATGAAACTGTTGGATTCATAACCTTGTTGGTTTTTTGTAATAATAAGTTTTGGGGAACGTGGCCGCTGAGAGAGCGACCACGTTTTTATTGTTTATTCTTGCGCTTCTTTGTCGGCTCTGTGGCCTTCGTCATCATCCCAGCCACACGGTCGAAGTCGTCATAGATGGCCTTGGGCTTCACCTTCGCATACCGCTGCGTCTGTGTGATGTTCGTATGGCCAAGCATCTTACTGACATGCTCAATCGGCACACCCTTATCGAGCATAAACGTGGCGAAGGTGTGACGAGCAAGGTGAGAGTGGAGTTTCGTCTTGATGCCCATCATCGTCTGAAGTGCTTTAAGTTGTCTATTGTAATCTGCGTTGCTGATCTGAGGAATCTCCCAGTTGTATTTCTCTAGCACCTTCACCACAGGAGGCAACAGATAGGAAACATACGGCACGCCGGTCTTGATACGTTCGCCGACGTTCTTCCATGCTGAGCCATCCCACTTATAGTCGGAAGCATCAAATGCCTGCATGTCTGAGTAACTGAGGCCAGTGAACATTTGAAAGATGAAAAGGTCACGCGCAACATCGATAGGTGATCCCTTCGGCAGTATCAGTTGGTCAAACATCGCCATTTCCTCTTCGGAGAGGTAATCGGGCAGTGGTTTGTCGCCTCGCTTGAATTTGCCCTTCAGACGATTATACGGATTGTTTTCTATCTTACCGAATGATAGCGCACGATTCAGCAGCGCACGCAGGCATTTATGATAGTTATAGATGCCACCATCGGAAAGTTTCTCAGGTTGCACGCCTGTCTTGCGCTTCACATCACTCAGAGGCTTGGTGACGGTATGCAGCCAAGCATCGAAGTTGCAGATGTTCTCGACGGTCAAGTCCTGCCAGTTCTTGATCCTGCCGAACTCAGTCAGCCGCACCACGAGCGGATTGTAATGATTCACCGTACCGCCGCTCACACCAAGCAGCGGAATCTGGGCTTCGCACCATTCGATGAAGGGTGCCTCCTTTGAGTTTGTTTCTTTGACACTCCAGATGCTTGCTTTGATGGCTTCGATGTTGAAATCTTCCCCATCGCGCACGCACGCATCTACGCACGCACATACTTTACTATATAATATAGCGAGCCGGTCATTGAGCACCGATGCATCAGGACGGTTGACTATCTTCCCCGCTACATACTCAGCCTTGCGCACCTTGATGCCTGTTCCGATATGATAGTATTTCCCGTTGAATCTGATTCTTATATCAAGCTGTCCCTCGCCGTGCTTCTCTGCCCGACCTTTATAGTCCCAGACTATGTTTGTTAATATTTTCATTTTTGCTATTAAACTTTCATTAAACTTTCATTAAACTCACGCAAATGCCGATAAAAGGCTATTATTGAGACATTAAGTTTAATTAAATTCTCATTAAACTTTCATTAAACTTCCATATCAGGGTCGCCAAGCCATTCCCAAATCTCATCCAGCGATGGCTGTTTATCGTTTTTAACATCGGGATCATGACCATCAATTCCTTCGGGGTCTTTGGTTACAACCTCAGTGTGGTTATGGGTTTCAATACCTTCGGGGTCATGGTCTAAAGCCCCATTGTTAATTGGATGTTTCCCCATCGTTCCCCATTGGGGTAATATTTCGGGGTAACTTTCGCCCAAAAATGTCTCAAAATGTCGTGTTTTGTCTTTCTTCATATCCTCCTCCGATTTAAGCAAAACCCCTGTATTTACGGTGGGTGCGCCCATTTCTGCGCATATCCCCACCAAATCTCGTGTGATCCGTTTGGGGATATGCGGGAATAATGTAATCTGGTGATATTGAATAGGTTAACTGCGTGTGTTTCATGGCGATGGGGAAACATTGAATAAAGTTCCCACACCACTTGAAGGTTATTCAATATCGTAATTATTAAAAAGGACACACGCATGAGAAAAACGCAAATATCTGTTAATTACTTACCCTTCGGTGGGAAAGCATCGATGGCTTGTTTGACCATTTTTTCGGTGATAAACTTCACATTGCCACTGATGTAGCCCACAGGTGTCTTGTTGGTTTTTGATTTTGATTTTGACTTTGTGGTGGCCTTGACTGGTGGCACCTGAATGGTCAGGATGGCTTCACCTTTATCATTGACGCGCAGAACGCCAAGGTCTTCTTCGGTGAATTTTGGGTGTTGACTGAGGGCCATCGAGAACTGATCCTTAAAACCTTCTAATTCCTTGACGACTGCATCGAACTTTTTGCGAGATTCGCGCAGCTCTGTAATCAAGGCATCATTCTGTGTGCGGGATATTTTGAGGTCAGCCACCAGCGAGTCATTAAACTCTTGCGACTTTCGGAGTTCAAGCAGGAAAGCGTCGTTTTTGTCCTTTGAAGCCCGAAGCTCTGCGATAAGATTCTCACATTGACGCTCCAGCAGTTCATTACGGGTGGCAAGGCGAGCAGTCTCTTCGCATAGTTGCTTCACAAAGTCAGGAATCTCAGGCTTTGTCAGATTGATATTTTTATCAATATCCACATTACGCACTTCTTCCTCAACGGTAAGGAGTGCGCCTTTGCCTGTCAGGAGGTAGTCAATGTCAAACACGCCTGGGTATGCTTCGCAGATATTCTTGAATAAACTATCGGTGAGATACTTTTCATCTCCATTCATAGCAGCCGACATACTTGTACGACCATAGTGGAGTGCTTCGGCGAATCCAGTCTTTGTGTGGATGCCGAAATATCTACGCAGGTGCTCATAGACCTCAATCAGACGTTTTTGTCGCTCAATCATACGTTTTTGTCTTAAATGTTGTTAATATCCTACACTTTTTTAGTATAAATCTTTTCAATCCCACATTTTTGACTTATATTTGCACCCAAATTAAGTAAGTTAATAATCGGGCACAGAAATAGCCGTATGACGGGAAATCAATTTTAGGGCTTTGATAACCGCCATTTGCGCAGGTGATAGGGTGCAAATATACGGCTTTTTCTCCGATTATAAAACAAAAGTGTATTATAATTAAGAAAGATTAAGTAAAATGGTACAAGAAAAGGTGACACGACAGGAACTTAGGGAAATGCGCATCGGACAGACTCGCATCTTCACGCTGACGGACGCAAAGAAGGTGTCTGCTGCCCGTGTGACTTGCACCCAGTTGAAGCAGGAGGAGAAATTGGAATTTCTGGTTAAGCAGGATTTTGACGCAAACGCAGTGAGTATTACGAGAGTTAAATGATAACTAAAAAGGAACTATGAACGATTTGATTCAATTTGAAGAGAGTAGGCGGACGATGAGCAGTTTGGAGATTTCCAAGCTGACCGGTAAGCCACACAATGATGTACTGAAAGCCATCCGTGCGATGGAACCAGCATGGGAGAAAGTCAACGGGGGAAATTTTTCCCGCGTTGAATATAAGGATGCAAAAGGTGAGATGAGACCAGCATTTGAACTGACAAAGACTGAGTGTCTGTATGTCGCCACAAAGTTCAACGACGAAGCCCGTGCAAAGTTGGTCATCCGTTGGGAGGAACTTGAAAAGAAGTCACGCGAAGGAATGATTGCCTTGCCAAACTTCACCGATCCTGCCGAAGCTGCAATGGCATGGGCTAAGGAATACAGAGAGAAGAAGGTTCTCGCCATCGAGAATAATGAGTTGAAGATGGAACGTGCTCGTCTGGAGAATGAGAACGTACAACTTGCAGCAGAAAACCAAGAACTAAAGCACGACAGAAACTATCTTGATCTGATTATGCGTTCGAAGGCTTTGCTGACCGTATCGCAGATTGCACAGGATTACGGCATGAGCGCAAAGGCTATGAACAAACAACTGGCGGACATGGGTATTCAATACAGCAACAACGGGCAGTGGATTCTGTACGCTCGTTATAAGGATTGCGGCTACGTTTCAAGTCGTTGCATTGATATTGTTCGCTCAAACGGTATGCCTGATGTCGTGCTTCACACTGAGTGGACTCAGGCAGGGCGTCGATTCCTCTATGAAGAGCTGAAGAAACTTGGTATTATTCCGATGTTAGAAAGAGACTAAAATGAGGAAAGCGTTAGAACGATTGGTGAAAGTGACCAAAGAGTTTATGGATGCGAATAAAGCCGAAGTCGATTTATTAAGAAGCAGAGTTAAAGAATTGAGTGAGGAAAACAAGAGATTGAAACGCGAAATCTTTAAATATAAAATCAATGGACAGTAAACTAAGAGCCGAGATAGTTGCGACGGTGAAGCAGGCGATGTTGACCTATAATGAAAAATGGGTCACGGCTGAGGTACTTTGCGAACACGTCGGCACACTGACACCTCGTTTCATGAAGGATCATGGTCAGATGTTCAACAGAACGCGCGTGGAGTGGAACGATGAACAGGGCCACCATGCCACAAAAGACTGGCTCTACCCGCTGCATGAGATTAAGCAATGGGTTCAGGATGGAAAGATAAAGGATTTAAAAGTTGAATAGGTTATACCGTATGTTTTAGGTTATTAGATTGTTTTCAAAAGTAGTTACGTCTGGCAGCGGCCAACGCATACGTTAAGTTATTAAATTACTATTTCTTACCACCAGCCATCCGTGAGGCTCGCTGGTTTTTCAAAAAAGACAAAGTAACGAGATAAAGACAGAATAACAGACTAATAATTTGGAAGGTTGGCTGAGTGGACGAAAGCACCTCACTGCTTACGAGGCAAGCGGCAAAACGCTTCGGGAGTTCGAATCTCTCACCTTCCGCAAACGCCGAGGGACGTGCAGCGTGCAATCCCGGTAAGTAGGCAAAATCATTTGTTGAGATCACTGAGGACTGTAAGCAGCCAGGGCGCAAGCCTGTACGTTACAGAAATCGAAACGGCAGCGAAATAGACCAATCGCGGGTGGCGAGGAAAAAAGACAGCATGAAAGAGGGCTGTGAAGTACGGCCACAAAAAAGAAAGCAAGCGTGAGCGGTAAGTTCCGAATCTGCAAGACCTACGTGATAGGTCATCGACGGGCAGATAGGTAGTAGTGTAAGGCCGAGGGAAGGGTGGGAGAGAATGAAAGCCGAATGAGCCGCAGGAATGCGGAATTTAAACAGAACGTACAGATGGAGCGAGGTTCGCTATTGTCCATGAGCGAATAACCAAGTATCTTAGGCAGGGTTGGGCACCTGCATGAGCCTCACTTCTGATAAATATATATGGTATGCCGTATAGCTCAGTATGTAGAGCGGCGGGGATTAACCCGTGCGTCGATGGTGCGAATCCATCTACGGCAACAAAGAAGTATAACAATTAAAACTGACAAGTATGAAAACAATCCTAAAATTTAAGAAGATTATCGCGGAACTGCGCGAAGAGACACAGCTTGATTATATGTTCAAGCAGTTGTTATTGGGTACAGTTATTGGTGTGGTGCTCATCGCACTTATCGGTGCCTGTAGTGCCATAGGTGATTACCTCGAAGTTGCGCTGTGATTATGACTGACCACAAATATGTATTCCAAGGGCCAGTCGGACAGATGCAACTCAGCCATTGCCAGGTATGGGTGCAAGGCGTTGTGGATAAACTGACTCTGGATGGCTGTGAAGTTCAGGTGAACGGCATCGTCAACCATCGATACAACATATCGAGAGAGAAGGTTGTAGTGGTAGATCCGCAGAAGCCTGCAAGCGAAGAAGAGTTGAGACGACTGCGGCGAAAAATTGAAAACCTCGAATATAAACTATCCATCAGCCAAATCGAAGTGCGACAGCTGCGGGCGAAGGCGAAAGAGCCGAAGGTGAGCGTCATCAGCAAGCACCAGCTGGAGGAGACGAAGAAACTCGAAAAGGAACTCCAAAGAGTAAGAAACGAGAATCTGGACACCATCGGAGCATTGCGCGACAAGGTGGAAAATCTTCAGCGAGTCAATAGAGAATTGGTGAGCAAACTTGCTACAGCCAGGCGTGAGATAGAATCAGGCAAGGCCGCAGCGTTTGACCGTCAGATGGATGCTTTTGCCACCATTATGGCTGCATTCCCATTTACACCTACGAAGAAACTGGCCGGGGAGTTTGAGGTGACACCACGACGCATCGAACAAAATGCAGAATTGTGCGGCGTGGAGAAATCCGCAGAACTCCGTGCTGAAGCCAAAGACTATTTGGCTCGCCAGGGTTTGAAACTCGACGACAACAGAGGAGGTGACCAAGGCAACCATTTCATGAGACCCATCGAAAAGGTGGCAAGGAATGGCCGCGTGGTTGCAACTTATAAAAGTGTATCGGAAGCAGCCGAGATGAACAATCTTTCTCAGAAAGCCATCAACGATCATTGTCGCGGCAATGTGAAAGGTTATTCAAAAGCGGGGTATAAATACAGATATAAAAAGCAATGAAGATAACACTATCCAAGAACATAGACAACATCGGTGTGGCGATTGAGGCCAACAAAGATGAGATGGGCGGTGTCGCTCAGATCAAGGCTTTGGCCGAGAAGTTCCAAAAGGAAATGACGCGAGCCTATGAAGCGGCACAGTTGGTATTCAAAAAGTTCCCTGAGTTCAAGCAGGTGACGCTCGACACCATGACCGATGAAGAGCGCAAGATGATTGAACTATCGGAAAAGAGTAATAATAAAAATTAGGTCCTATGATTGTCGAAAGTATGACTCATGCAGAGGTCTATAAAGAGCTGGAACGTGAGCGAGTAGCAGTGACAACGTGGTGGCGGCACAACCTATGGAATCAAAGGCGACGTGTACTGAAGAGCACTCGCTTCCCGTTGAGTCTTTGGTTTGACTACACATCAGCACGCAAGAACAGATACCTATTCTTTACGCGAATATTCAATAAAAAGATGAAGAACATCCTGACGGGCATAGCCGTGCCGCGCCATATGAATGGCGGGCTGTATGTCTATACCAGCTGGGTGGCAGACCAAAAACTGATTTTACCGATGGTGCTGACTCCTCACATGTGGAAACGTTATCAAGACCCAGATAGGGGAAACGTGCAGAAATCGGGCACCGAACTGATTAAGCACTACTTCTCACACAATACGCACGGAAAAGACACCCATAACAATCGGGTGATGGCCCGCAGTGTTCGTTGGAACGGTGAAGAGCATCAAGCCTGCTGCGTCAACGATGGCGTGCTGCTGGGTCATATGGTCGATGGTATCTTCATCGTGCGTACATTTATCACCTACGAGATGACCAGCGGTATGCAGCAGGAAGAGTTTGATCGTTGTCGCGCTCAGATACTCAACGACCGCGAAATGTATGACAGAGCAAAGGAATATTATAACATGTTGTAATAGATTTTTTAATAATAAGATTATGGAATTTGAAGGAAGAATTACGGCGGTGCTGCCAGCAAGGACTGGCACTCGCCAGGACGGTACGACATGGACTGATTTGTCTTTCGTATTCGCCTATTATGAGAACGGTGAGCAGCGGTTTGAGGACTCGGCCATCGTCAGCACGTTTGATACAAATCTGATGGCGAAGATTGCGCCGTTTATCGTTCGCGGTGCTGATAATAAGGCAGTCGTGGAGAATGACGTGGTAAAGCTGAACGTGGCACACATACCATGTCGCTGTGGCTTCAGTCTGAAAGTAAAGACGGTTGCCAAGAAGGATGGATCAGGATTTATAAGAATCCAGGACAATCGCTGCTATCGTCTCGAAATCGCCGGAGCACAGCAGCAGCCTGCACCGCAAGCACAACCCGCATATCAGCCACAGCCGCAAGTACCATTCCCACCTCAAATACCCGCGACCGATGATGACCTGCCATTCTAACAAGTATTTCCCTGAGTCCAATCCGACTGGTTGGACTCAGCGGAATTTCCAGAATCAGAGCAACCGCCTGCCTAATCGCGTGTGGCGCAAACAGCAGAAGTAAATCAATCAAAAGGAACTATGGCGAAGAAATACAAAACCCGCGAGATGCCCCATCGGGTATCTGTGGCGACGCTGCCGAACGGATATGCTTTCACAGTAGACGGTCATGAATATATTTGTTTCACAGCCGAGCAGCTGGTGAACGAGGTCTTTGTCCGTCTTGGTCTCGAAATGCTCGAATATGTAGACCATGAGACGCTGGCGGCTATCGTCGAAGCCTGTGCGAATTGGCAGGACATTAAGAGTGCGCTGATGTGCAACGCCACGCTAATGGCCGAGACCAAGCGAGCGCACAGCAACGAAAATGTCGCCATTCGTGCTCAGGCGAGGGCCAACGAGCAAGCCGAGAAGTACAAAGCGGACTATGAGAGGCTGTGGCGTGAGAACGTTGACTTACGCATGGAAATAGAGCAACTTCAACTGAAGCTGAAGAAGTTCGACAAGTTGCTCGTTGGCACAGCAAGACCATTGAATCCTGTCGATGAGTCACAGATGACAAAGGGCCAGCGTGTAATCAAAAAGAGAGTCAAGAAGAATGGAAAATACTAAACGGTTCTTTACCATCTGGAATGATGAAAAGGATGCCATCTTACGGAAGATGTACCCAACAACTCCGAACGGTGACATTGCCAAGGTGATAGGTTGCTCAGACAACACGGTGAGACTCCGAGCGAAGAAGTTAGGTCTGACAAGATCGCCAGACTATAATCAGTATGCCTACAAAGGCAGATACACTCATACAGGGAGATATAGGAATTATGAACGAAGAAAATAAGATACCACTGCCAGGAGCGATGGAACCGCAACCGCAGAAGCCTGACTTCCTGCAAGGTGACGAGTGGTTTGAAACGAAAGTCGATGATGATTTCCTCGACTTCGACGAACCCTACCGACCGCCACGATACACGATGGAGCGCGACGGTGTGCCGTTTGCCGATGTCGGCGAGTTGCATATCATCTCAGGCAAGCCGGGCAACGGAAAGACTGGACTGATGTCACAGCTGGAGGCGGCGACGTTGGGCAGGCAGTTTGGCAATACATTGGCACGCGACGTTGGTCACATCGTGCGCGACGAACAGGGCAACATCCTGACAGGCGACGACCATAGGCCAGTATTCCAGCAGCGACCGACACGCATCCTTCACATCGACACGGAGCAGGGTAAAGATGATACCATCGCCTTCAAGAACCGCGTGATCTCGATGTCGGGTGTGCCGAAAGATGAAGCCAAGGAGCATTTCTTTATCCTCAGGCTGCGAGACACAGAACTTGCGTCAGACCGATGGAAGAAGATACTGAAAGCCATTTGGCAGGTTCAACCCACCGACATATTCCTGGACGGAATGCTCGACATCGTGGAGGACTACAACGACCAGAAGGAGTGTCAGCCCATCATCCGCAAGTGCATGATGCTGGCGACGTACTACGACACCTCGCTGTGGGCTGTGCTCCATGAGAACCCGATGGTTGACAAGTTGGTCGGCACCTTGGGCAGCATCACCCAGCGCAAGGTGTCGGAAATCTTCTCCGTCATCAAGGTGAAACAAGTTGATCTGAAACCTAACGAGAAGCGCGACGATCTGCCCGACATCTACTTCCGCGTGAAGCAGAACAAAGCCCGTGGTCGTGACGTAGCAGATTGGCTGTTCCAATACATCACCAATGCCGGAGGCTGGGGTCAGCCTGTTGAGATTGAGGACAATGGGCAGCGCATTCCCGACAACGACAAGGCCGCTCAGAAGGAGCAGCAAGAAAAACAGGAGGCCGACGACTACTTCAAGGCTTACAACTGGACTTCAGCAGGAGCAACTTACACCGACCTCGAACGACATCTGAAGAGCAAAGGAGTGACATCTAACCGAAAGATCTCTACACTCTTCAATATTGCTATGGAGGCGGGAATCGTCTACAAGAGCGACAAGCGAAAGTATCATTATAACGGACTCAAGGAACTGCCGCAGGACACATCCGAGCAACTTCCGTTCGATAGGCCTGACAATGAGATTCCAGAATTTTAAGCAACGAATTTAACGAATTACACAAATGAAAGTATCACCATCACAACTCTACATGGCGACGATCAATCTGATTAGCGGAGCCTTGGCAGACCCAGACATTCAATGGCCAATAACAAACGAGTCTATCAAGACTTATATCGACATCGCCAAACGCACAGCCTCACTTATCGAGGATGACGACGAATCAGAATCAAATCTTCCTTCACCCGAAGATGTGAAGAAATGCATGCAACAGATATTCAAGCTGTTCAACAACAGGCCATCCACAAAGACCGCCATCGTTAACGCTCTCATGTTGAAAGGCAAGAAGCGGAATGTGGCCGAATACATGGTCAGTAAGGCCGAAGGTATGGAGATTATCAAGCCACAACAAAATGGCAACAGAATCGACTACACCCTCGCTTAGCCCCACATACCCCCACACCCCCAAGTAAAAATAATAACTATGTTATTATTATTTTTACGGGGTGTGGAAGGGTACACGGGCTAGCGGGCGACGCGCGTAGCGCACACGCACACGCACGTTATTGGTTTTACAGATAATCGACTTTAGAAATTCAACCGCTTGACTTTTCCAACTCAACCGATTGAATTAAAAAAAACGACCTATGCCAAAGATACCAGACGAAGTAGTAAAGCGAGTCATTGACCGCGCGAAGATTGAGGAAGTCGTGGGCGACTTCGTAGACCTCCGCAAGGCGGGCGTAAACCTCACAGGCTTGTGCCCATTCCACGACGACAGAACAGATGGCAACTTCATCGTGCGGCCGTCGAGCATCCCTGAAGCCAGACACGGCAACACCTACCGCTGCTTCGTCTGCGATGCCAAGGGAGGTCCCGTTCAATTCCTGATGGCGCACGAGCGGATATCGTTCCCTGATGCTATCCGATGGCTGGGAAAGAAGTATAACGAGCCGGTTGATGATATTCCGCTGAACTATACGCCACCGCCACCACGACCGAAGCCCGCACCATTACCCGTGCTGGAGATACCTCGGTCGTATGTCCGTCGCACAATGGAGATCGGTGGCGACCAGACGCTCTTCATCTATTGGCTGAAACATCTGCCGTGGGATGATGAGCAGCGGGCGCGGTTGCAGCAGACACTATGGATGTACTGCATAGGCGGTTGGAAGGATGGGCGCGTGGTATTCTGGCAGATAGACCACAACGGCATACCGCGATCCGCCAAACTGATGAAGTACCTGCCCGACGGCCACCGCGACAAGCAGGCTCACCCAGGTTGGATATACAATCAGGACGGATGCCGCCAACAACTCGAGCCCGACAAGCACGAAATCATCAAGCCGCTGTTTGGTTCCCATATGATGAACCGCTACCAGAAGGCAGTGGTGAACATCGTGGAATCAGAGAAGACTGCCATCGTGATGGCCAACTACTACGGCGACCCCGACACCCAGCTGTGGCTGGCTTGCGGCGGTCTGAAGCATTTGCAACTCGACAGCCTTCAACCGCTCATCGACCAAGGGCGAACCATCTGGCTGTGGCCAGACAAGGACGGGCGCGACGACTGGCAGGAGGTGTGTGACAAGTTAGGCTACGACAAGTGCCGACTCTATACATACTTCTTCGATACCTGTTGGCGTAAGGAAGACGGTGACAAGGCTGACGTGGCTGACATTGCCATCCGTATGATGCGCACGGGCGAAGGGCCTCGCAAGGAAGAACCTAAGCAGGAACCCGTCAAGGTTGGCGACATCATCACCGAGATATGGCACTCCGACGAGCCCTTCCTTGATCCCATCGAAATGGCTGACCCTCGCGTCAGAATGTGGAGGGAGATACTCAGACAACGATACAACTTTAAACGAAATCAGAATGAATAATGAACGCTTTGAGAACGTCTCGACGAAGGTGGCGACGGAGGTGAAGGAACAACTCAACCGCATACTGAAGAGCATGGGACTCAACGAATACCAATGGCTACAACTGATGATAGAAGTCACCATACGCATGATGGACGACCGACACAACCTCTCGGCAGCGATGGCGAAGATGATACAGATGTTCAGTATGGTGCCTGGCTTCAAGGATGCTGCATCGCTCGTGGATGCCAACGCCGAAGGGAAGATAGATGCTGCGGTGTACTTCATCAACGTGAAAGGCAAGAAGGGTTACAAGCCGGTAATGGTTGAGCGCACCTGGTTCGACGGGCAGTGGAACGAGACCCACAACGTGCAACAGATCGTGGAGTACGTCATCGAGAAATGTGCGCCAGACAGTTACATGAAACTCCGTCGCCACATGCAAGACCTTGAATGCTCC